AACAGGGCGTGTAGGCACACATAGCAATCACCCATTACGTTTTGACGTTAATGGCACAGAACGCATGCGCGTAGACTCCTCTGGCAGACTGTTGGTGGGACAAACTTCTGTTTCATCAGGAGGCGCTTCCGCAGGAAACGCTACCATGTATCTTAATGGCGGCATCGTTAGAAAACAGGCTAGTTTTAGTAATTTTAATGATGCATGGGCGAGTGGTCACAGTACTATATTTGAAGCTAGAAGTAGTTTTAGTCCAAGTAACAAACCAAATTCTGAAGGATGGTTTCATGCCAAAACCATAACTACAAATACTAGCGGCTCCAACTTTTATTTGACACAAACCTGCACTACTTTGCTTGGTAGGATTTATACACGATACAACAGCAACAACGGCTCTAGCAGTGACTGGTCAAGTTGGGTTGAAAAATAACTTTTAATTATTAGAGGAATAAAACAATGGCAATAACTTGGACAATCTCAACACTAGAACGCAACACTGACGACGGTGTTGTTGTAGCACACTGGCGAGTTAGCGATAGCGAAACAGTAGGCGAAGTAGAACACACAGGCAGTAGCTATGGCACTTGCGGCTTCACTCCTGACAGCACTGCTGATGGCTACACAGCCTACGCAGACATCACAGAGGCTCAGGCTATTGGCTGGGTAAAGGCTGACGTAGACGCTGACGCTGTAGAAACAAGCATTGCAGCACAGATCGCAGACAGCAAAGCACCTGCGATTACTGCTGGAGTGCCTTGGTAGTGATTGATCCAGTCACGGCCATCAGCATAGCCACTAACGCGTTTGGTACTATCAAGCGCATGGTAGCTGCTGGTCGTGAAGTAGAGGATACACTAGGACAAATAGGGCGCTGGTATGGCGCAGTAAGTGATTTAAATGAATGTCAACGCAGAGCAGAAAACCCGCCCTTGTTTAAGAAGATTGTTGCGTCACAATCTGTTGAGCAAGAAGCAATGCAGGTATATGCTCACCAAAAGAAAATACAACAGCAAGAGAAGGAACTCAGAGAACTCCTGATGTACACCTATGGTACAACAGGCTACAAGGAGTTAGTAGAGTTGCGTAGAAAGATTAAAGAACAACGAGAGAAGACCGTATACGCGCAGGAGCGCAGACGTAAGGCAGTATTCTGGAACACTATACAGATCACAGGCATCCTGGTATTAGCCACTGGTCTTTACTTAACAATCTCTTGGATCATAGGACAAGGAAATGGATGAACAAACTAAAGACGTACTAGACATAGCAGCAGGTTCTACAGCATTAATGACAATGATAGCTTGGCTGCCGCCAGTAGCGTCTTTGTTGACGGTTGTGTGGCTAGGTATACGCATCTACGAGTCTGACACTGTGCAGAAAGTAGTGCATGGTAAGAATCAGCTTGACAAACAAGACTAAATAGTGTATAATATATGAGTATTTTAAATAGTTTAATAGGGCCAGTGACTGGACTTTTAGATAAATTCATTGAAGATAAAGATAAGAAAAATGCTATCGCCTTTGAATTAGCTACTATGGCTGAGAAGCATGCTCAAGAATTAGCTAAGGGTCAGATAGAGGTCAACAAGACTGAAGCAGCACACAAGAGTTTATTTGTGGCTGGCTGGCGACCCGCTATAGGCTGGATATGTGGACTAGCCTTACTCTATTCTACTATACTAGCTCCAATACTAGGCATCTGGTTTACTGTCCCACCTGTTGATAGCTCATTACTCACAAGTGTACTGATGGGTATGTTAGGCTTAGGTGCTATGCGTACAGTAGAGAAGACTAAGAACGTGCAGAGAGAACGATAATGGCTAGAGGCGGTGGTGGAGGAAGACGTAAAAAAAGACAAGAAGCAATTGCTGCTGCTGAAGCGGCTTTAGCTAGTGGTTCTGTAGTTCTTCCTGAAGTTAGCCTAGAAGAGTGGTCAGTCCCTCCGTCTGTTGCTAATCCTGTAAACTGGAGAGAAGTAAAATACAATCCAGACAAAAGTGATTACTATTCTGACTATGGGACAGTTCCTAGAGATCCTAGCGAACCTGCTGTCACTCCTGAAGAAGCTGCTTTACAACGTATGGCAGATGCAGAGCAAAGAGCCGCTAATCAAGAAGCCTTTGCTAACGCTACTGAAGAAGAAAGAGCATTAAGAGTTCAGAACAATGAGCTAGAAAAGTATGGCGTTAGTTCTGCTGACTTTGGTAATAAAGTCTTAACAGATCAAGAAATATTTTCATTAACTTCTAGGCTTGATAGAGAGGTTACAAATACTCAAACAAACAATCTTGTTAAGTTATCTAAAGACAACCCAGAAAAGTTTACAGAAGAATACGGAAAACTACGCAAGAGTAGTCAGTTAAAGTTCTTAAATAAACTTTATAAAGAAAACACATTAAATAAAGAAGATTATCTCAATGCTGCTGCTCAGACATTAATGGTGGCAGACGGGTTTAATAGAAACGTCTATACTATACAAGATGGTCAGCTATATACAGCCCCTTCTCACATGGCTGATTCTGCTGCTGCTTACAAAAAAGTAATATTGTTCGATGGCCAAGTAACAGGACATAACGAATACAATACGTTTGATTATCTAATAGGACAAGAAACAGATGCAGGACGTGATCTTACAGGCAGCAGAACAAGTGCGTTTTTAAACAGCCTTCCTATTAAAGTTGCTGCTTCTACTGTAGGGCTTTCTGGAGTAGCGGCTTTAACAGCTTTACGCGCTGCTACAGGTGAAACACTACACGCAGAAGACTGGACTGCTTTAGCTTTATCTGGTTTATCAGAAGTTGCTAACACCACAGGAACCACAACTGCTGAAGCAGAGGCCACAGCTAGAGCAGCAGTAGACGAAGCAATAACTAACGGCACAGTAACTACGGCTACTGAAGCACAGGCTCTTTATGAAAGCACATTAGCTTCTATAGATGTTTCAGGAACATTTATGGGAGTAGACTTAACAGATTTTGCTACAGACGCAGATGTAGTTACTTCTGCTGGGCAAGACATAGCAGACGCTATTAGTTCTTTAGAAGCCGCTGCTGAAGGTGAAGGTGATGGTGTTGTTTTAAATCTACTAGAAGATACAGTAGATAGTCCTGAAGACGCTTTCTCAGACACAACAACAGGACTTGATGTTGTAAACGAAATTGTAGATATTATTTTAACTGACGATGAAGATGAAATAGTGCCAGTAACAGGTGTCACACCAGACATGCCTGAGACTATTGTAGACCTAGAGCAGCCTGAGTTAGACGTAGAGCCTATTGTCGCTGACCCTATTGACGAAGTAATACCACAGCCTACTCTGCCTGAAGTTGTAGAAGAGGTTGTAGAACAAGAAGAAGCAGCAGAAGCTGGTGGTGGCGGTGAGCCTGCTCCTGAGCCTACAGCACCAACAGAGCCTACAGCACCAACAGAGCAAGAAGGAGGGTCGGGCACAGGTGGTGACAGAGGTATTGACCAAGACGTAGAAGACTCTGATATATACGATGACGAAAACGAGTTTAACGTATTATTTCCTGACGGGTGGATTGGCGGTTCTTTTGATGACATAGATGCTAATAACGATGGGGTGTTGAGTAATCAAGAACTGTATGACTGGGAGCATAGCCCTCCTAATACAGAAGAAGAAGACTCTGCTTTTATAGACATCATAAGTGACATTACTGAAGACACTACAGAGACAGAAGGGGCTGTTATAGAAGTAGGTGAGTTTCCTTCAGACACAGGTGCAGTAGGCACTGGTGACGGTACTGGTACAGGAGATGGCACAGGCACTGGCGAAGGTGATGGTACAGGTGAAGACACAGGCACTGGAGCAGGTACTGGCTTAGGTTTTGGCAGCGCAACACGCACCACAGACTCTTTGTTTGGAGATATGTTACAGCTAGAAACACAGATAGGCTCTACACAGGAACGCCTAAGACCCTTTAGCATGGCTCCTGTACCTACTACTATGCAATACGATGTACCCCCAGTAAACCCTATACAACAATTTTTACAACAACAAGAAGCACTACGGTTACGCAATAAGCCACAAGGCATGTTGACTAATGCTGAAATTCTAAAAAGGTTCCCATACTAATGACTTACTTACAACTTGTTAATAGCGTATTACGCAGACTGCGGGAGGACGAAGTAACTACTGTTGGTCAGACTTCTTACTCTAAACTTATTGGTGAGTTTGTCAATGATGCTAAACGTACCGTAGAAGACTCCTACGATTGGACTGCTCTGCGTACTACACTGACTGTATCAACCACAACAGACACGTTTAACTATGTGCTGACGGGTTCTCAGAACAGGATGAAGCTGCTAGATGTTATTAACGACACCTCAGACTTCTTTATGCAGTACCGTCCTTCACGTTGGATGGACAATGCTTTCTTGATTGAGACACCACCTATTGGTTCTCCACAGTTCTACAGCTTCAACGGTGTAGACGCTAACGGTGACAATGCTGTTGATGTCTACCCTAAGCCTAGCGGAGTGTTTCAGTTACGCTTTAACGTGGTGTTACGCACAGCAGACTTTACAGAAGACGCAGAGAACATGCTAATACCTTCCTCTCCTGTTATACAAATGGCTACCGCATTAGGTGCTAGAGAGCGTGGTGAGACTGGAGGCACTAGCGCAGCAGAGTTATTTGCACTGGCTGATAACACCTTGGCAGATGCTATTGCTATTGACGCTGCTCAACATCCTGAAGAAACTATCTGGTATTCGTAAATGGCACAACAATTACAGAACATTACAGTAGCTGCTCCGGGCTTTGCAGGTCTTAACACACAGGACTCACCCATTGGTGTTGATCCCTCGTTTGCCGCTGTTGCAGACAACTGTGTTATTGACAAGCTAGGCCGTATTGGTGCGCGTCAGGGCTGGGAAGCTGTCTCTACTAATGGCTCTTCTGTACTAGGGAGTAGCCGTGGTATTGAGACCATGTACGAGTTTATTGATAACTCTGGCGATAAGGTTGTACTGTCAGCGGGTAACGCTAAAGTATTTAAAGGCACTTCAACCTTAACAGACATTACTCCTAGTAGCTACACACCTACCGCTAACAACTGGAAAGTAGTAACACTAAACAATCATGTATACATGTTCCAGAGAGACCATGAGCCGCTGATAGGCACAGATGAGTCAGGCTCTTTTGTTTTAGAAACTATGTCAGGCCACAGTCACAGCACAGGTACTGCACCACAGGGCAACGAAGTCTTAGCAGCCTACGGTAAGTTATTTGTAGCTGATGTTACAGGCGATAAGCACACTGTCTACTGGTCTGACACGCTTAACGGTCATGCTTGGACAGGAGGCGCTTCAGGCTCATTAGACGTTACTCTGGTGTGGCCTACAGGCTTTGACGAGATAACGGCTCTAGCGGCTCACAATGGCTTCCTAATCATCTTTGGTAAGAAGTCTATACTTGTGTACTCTGGTGCATCCTCTCCTGCCTCTATGACGCTTACAGACACCATAGAAGGCGTTGGCTGTATAGCCCGTGACTCAGTACAGCACACAGGCACTGACATTATATTCTTGTCTGAAACAGGTGTACGTAGTTTTGGTAGGACTATACAAGAAAAGTCCATGCCTATGCGTGACATCAGCAAGAATGTACGCACTGACTTGTTGAGTCTTGTGTCTTTACAGGTTAATCCTATTAAATCTTTGTACAGTTCTGACGAAGCCTTTTACTTGTTGACGCTACCAGACAGCAACACTGTGTACTGCTTTGATATGCGTACTGCACTGCCTGATGGGTCACAACGGGCTACAACGTGGTCAGGAATGTATCCTCTGTCGTTTGCTGTGTTGGAAGATGGTGAGATATACATAGGTATCTCTAGCGGCATAGTTGAGTACAAGGGCTATATGGACGGTGCTGTTAAGTACGAGATGAGATACTTCAGTAACCCTATGGACTTTGGTAACACTTCCAATCTAAAGTTCTTGAAGAAGTTTAACTTAACTATCATTGGTGGACAGAACACACCTACTACATTGAACTGGGGCTATGACTATACACAAAGCTACACTAAACAAGCGTTTACATTCGGCTCTAGCAACATTGGTGAGTATGGTGTTTCTGAGTATAACACTACAGCAGAGTACACCTCCTCTATTCTAATCAACACGCCAAAGGTTAACACCAGCGGTAGTGGTGAGGTAGTAACTATTGGTATCGAAGCAGAAGTAAACGGTGCTGCATTTTCTATTCAAAAAATTGACATACACGCTCTATTAGGGAGACTTATCTAATGTCTGATTATACAAAGACAACTAACTTTGCTACAAAGGATTCTCTTCCTTCTGGTAATGCTGCTAAGATTGTGAGAGGCACAGAGATCGACACTGAATATAACAACATTGCGACAGCAGTGGCTACTAAGTCCAACTCTGCTAGTCCTACTTTTACTGGTACTGTTACAGCCGCTACCGTAAACGTCACAGGCACACTGACGGCTGATACAATTACTGGAGGATCGTACTAATGAGTTTTTTAAGTGATCTAATAGGAGCAGGTGGAGCTTACTACCTTCAAGAACAGAACATTCAAGACCTCCAGCAACTTGGTCAAGAAACACAGGCAGGGATGCAAGCGTTAGGTGAGCAAGCAGTAGCAGGTACAGAGTTTAAACCGTACACTGTCACCAGTGGGTTGGCTAATGTAACTACTACCCCTGAAGGTGGGTTTGACATTGGTTTGTCACCACAACAACTGGCAGCACAGCAGCAGTTTCAAGGGCAAGCAACAGGTTTGTTTGGTCAAGTAGGTGTAGACCCTGCCGCAGCACAAGCGCAGTTATACGAGCAAATGAGAGCCGTACAGCGTCCTGAAGAGGAACGTCAGCGTCTAGCATTGGAAGAGCGTATGCTGTCACAAGGACGCTTAGGGCTAGGCTCTGCTGCTTATGGCGGTTCTTCTCCTGAGTTGTTGGCTCAAGAGACTGCACGACAGGAAGCAATGGCACGGGCTAACTTAGGTGCGCGTCAGCAGTCAATGGCTGAACAAGCACAAGCTGCCAACTTAGGTGGTCTGTTACAGGCCGCAGGTTATCAGCCACAGGCACAAGCATTATCTATGCTGTCAGGTAGTCAGATTCCTGCTGGGTTTGTTGATGTTGGTCGTAGAACAGGCGCAGAGTTGTCTTCACAGCTAGGCTTAGGTGGACTAGAAGGTAGATTACAGGCTGAAGACTTAGCAAGCCGTTTAGAACTACAACAAGGCGAAGGTCTTTTAGAGGCTCTTTTAGGTCAACAACCCTCTGCGTTAGACACCGCTAGAATTGCACAGATATATGCCGACATAGGAATGCCTGTGCCTAATACTGGTGGCGGTTTACTACAAGATATTATTGACTTATTTTAAGGAGAACTTTAAATGGCTAGACAAGATTTAGTAGGACTCCTTACTGGAGTACAAAGTACACAGCAGCCTATTTCTGCAAGGAACCCACAAGACTGGCGTATGCAGTTTGGACAGCGACAGTCAGAAAAGATGAACCAGAGACTGCGTGGTCTTACAGGTGGAATGTCTACACAAGAGGCGTTAGGTGCTGGTTTATCACAGCTAGACCTCAGCACACCTGAAGGTTTAAGAACAGTAGCTAAGTTACAACAGTCTACTGGTAACTTAGCAGGTGCTGCTAGGACTGCTGCGGCTGTGCGTGAATTAACTGTAGAGTCTGACACAAGAAATTCCTTAGCTGAAGCATTGGATAAGTTAGGTAGACCGCAAGAAGCTGAACAAGTGCGTAATAAAACACTAGACTTGCAGCTTGCACAGCGTATTGTTTTAGATGAACAAAAGTTAGCTAAAGAAAAAGCAGTAGACGATCAACAGCGAGATGCTTTAATGCGTTTAGCTGTATCACAAAACAATCCTAGAGCAGTAGAGTGGTTAAAGTCTAACGGTGATGTCAGCACTATTGCTAGTGTACTGCTTAAAGACCCTACATTAGCTAAAGCTGAAGCCTTTACTACAATGTATGATGGCGATGAAGCCTTTAGAGTTGGTATCATTAACGGTGTATTACACAAAGCTACAGATAAAGGATGGGAAGTCATACCTGATGATGTTAAATTGTCTGGCACTGCTCCTGCTAAAGTTACACAAAGAAAGCCAACGTCTGTTGCTGTTACTAAAGAAGACAGAAGGGTTTACAGTGCTGTACTAGAAGAGAACGAGGACATTGAAGCTACTATAAGTCCTACTTGGAGAGGCACAGATGCAGACCTAAAAACAATATTAATAGATAAGGCACATCAAATCTGGAAGAACGCTGACCCTCAGATTACTAGAGAATCTGCTCTTAGAAAAGCAGCAGAGCTAGAAGAACCAAGCGACCCCTTTGGTAACGCTTAATAAAGGATAAAAAATGTCTGACGTTTATACTTTAACTCTTAATGATATAAATTCTTCTGCTAATCTTAGAAACAAGGGAGCATTAGCAGGGGATACTATTGTTGACGGTAGCTTATCCCGCGTGTTTTCTAAAGATGAAGACGCTATAACTTCTGGTTATATTTTAACAGCTAGTGATGTTGCTAACTCACCTAACTTACAAAGTAAAGGCGCTCAAGCAGGTGAAAGAATTGTTGATGGAAAGTATGTAAGCTCTGAAAGAGATGACGCTTGGACTCAGTTTAAGTATGCTTATGACAAAGCAGAAGGTTTAATTTCAAACACTGCTGCTGTACTTGAAGCTCGTTTTCCCTTTCCTGAATTCAATATAGATTTTAATGGCTTTAGTTTTGTAGATAAAGACGATAAGTATGGTGAAGGTTATAATCAAGCGTCTCCTGATGAAAGACGAGAAATGCTGCTGCGTCAAAAAGAAAGAGAACTACAAGAAGAATATGGTCAGTTCTTTGAAGAAGACGAAGGCTCACTGTCAGCAGGGGCAGGGGGTCTGGTTGGATCAGTAGCTGACGTTAGTAGTTTAGCACCTATAGGTACTGGTTATAAAACAATGGCTGGTATTTCTGGCCTGTTAGGGCTTACATATAGTGCCACTGAAGACTTAGCTCAGACAGGTGAGGTAGACCCTGCTAAAGCCATAGTAACTGCGGCTGCTTCTGCTGTTGCTGCTCCAGCTATGGTTGCTGGTGCTAGATATGTAGGCGGCAAGGTAGCTGCTAAGAATGCAGACAAGTTAGTAACCAAAGCACAGAACGAAATAAATGACTCTGTAGCTAAAGGTATCCCCGCAGACAAGCCTGAAGTTATACTACAGTCAGCAGGTATTAATCCTGCTAAAGTACAGGCAGCTTTGTCAAACACTGGTAAACAGCTAAGAATACCTGCATCAGCTACACGGGCGCAGAAAGCTATTGATGAAGCCATTACTAATGACAGCGCCTTTACTAGAACAGTAAGTCAAGGTCTAGATAAATACTTAGGCACTTTATCTACAAGAATACGAAACGTCAGTGAGCCTGTCTTTGCTCGTTTACGGGCTTATGAGTTTGAGATACACCTTAAGACACAAGACACACTGAACGAAGTCAAACCTTTCCTTACTGCGCTGTATGAGCAGCCTACTGCTGTAAAGAATAGAATAGCTATGCACTTGTACAACGGCAACACAAAAGCTGCTGAAGGACTAATGCAGGCGCGTTCACCTGAGTTACTTGAGCAGTACACAGGTACTGTTAAAAAGGTTATAGAACGTACAGGTGAAGAACTTAAAGAGTCTGGCTTTAGATTTACAGGTGTTGAGAATTACTTTCCTCGTTTAGTTAAAGACTATCAGGGGTTAAGAGAATCTTTAGGTAAAGAAAAGCAAGGGCTTATAGACAAAGCACTGTCGGACTATGCTAAGAAAAAGAAAATCTCTGTAAGTAACTTGAACAATCAAGAAAGATCAGAAGTTATTGACTTGACTTTACGCGGTTATCGCATGGCTACAGATGGGCCTTCTCCTCGCTTCATTAAGCCACGCACATTGCAGACTATACAGCCAGAACAGATGAAGTATTACGCTGATGCTGCTGAGTCTTTGTCTATGTACTTGCGTGGTTCTGTAGATAACGTAGCTAAACGTAAGTTCTTTGGACGATCTACCATTAAAGACGATGCAGGTCTTACAGACTTAGAGCAATCAGTTGGTAAGTTAATTGATGACGAGATGGCAACAGGAGCAATACCTAGAGACAAGCAAGACGAGATAATAACTTTGCTTAAGTCTCGCTTTGTTGGTGGAGAACAGTCACCTTCTAAAGCAAATACCTTATTAAGAAACACAGGGTACATGGGAACTATTGCTAATCCCTTATCAGCCATTACTCAGTTAGCTGATGTTGCTCAATCAAATGCTTTATATGGATTTAGAAATACTATAGCTTCTATGTTTGGTACTAAGGAAATGAAGCTAATTGACGTAGGTTTAGAAAATGTACTAACTAAAGAGTTAGGTGGTGACGTATCTAAGTCTGGTCAGGCGCTTTCTGCAATGCTTAAGGCTGTTGGTTTTTCTACTATTGATAGACTAGGTAAAGAAACTTTGATGAACGCTGCGTTGAAGTCAGCGAGAAAACAAGTCAAGACTCCTAAAGGTGAAGCAGCCTTTAGAAAAAAACATCAAGGTATTTATGGCAATGAGATAGACTCTTTGGTTGCTGATTTAAAAGCAGGTAGCATTACTCCTAATGTTAAGATGCTTTCTTTTAACAACCTCGCTGACATACAGCCAGTAGCTCTTAGTGAAATGCCTCAAGGGTATCTTGATAATCCTAACTGGAGAATCTTGTATATGCTTAAGTCTTTCACACTGAAGCAGTATGACATTGTACGAAGAAACATTGTACAAGAGTGGAAGAAAGGTAATAAAGTACAGGCTACAAAGCAAGCTGCTTTACTAGCAGGGTACTTAACAGCCGCCAATACAGGAGTGGGCGTGACTAAAGACATACTAAACGGCAGAGAAGTGCGACCAGAAGACCTGCCTGAAAAGGCTTTGTGGGCTTTGCTTGGTGTCTTTGGACTAAACAAGTACACCGCTGAAAGATACTTAGGTAGAGGAGACATTAAAGGTGCTGCCCTAAACACTTTACTTCCAGCTACTCCGTTAATAGAGGCTGCTTGGAAAGGAACTACAGAAGTGTTTGAGGAAGAGCCTGACTATGCTCCTGTATTAAAGGGTGTGCCTGTAGTTGGCCCACTAGCTTACAACTGGTTTGGTGGTGGTGCAGAAAAATACAACGAAAGACTGAGGGATAGTGATTAATGTCTACTTACTTAGGCGGTACACAATCTAGTTACGGAAGCCGCGTAGCTGACTTGACTCCAGAACAGATCGAACAGAACGCTAGAGATGCTCTAAGTTTAACAGCAGACTTTACTCCTGTTGTTGGTGAGATTAAATCTTTTGCAGAAGCAGAGCAATCAAGACAGCAGGGTGACTACCTCATGGCGGGTCTTGGGTATGCAGGCGCTATCCCTTTGGCTGGCATGGCTGTCCGTCCAATTAAGGGCATGTTGTCGAGCGCAGGTAGTCTAGTTAATAAAACAGCACAGAACGTCCCTACGCGTATCCCTGAGTTTTACAGTAACCCAGTAAAGGGTGCGATTAACTTTGGTAAAGAGTATTTAAAAGCTATTGTGCCTTCAATTAAAGAAAGTATTGATCCGAAGGCTGTAGCAAAGCGCAGGGTTTTAGGTATCTCTGATTCAAAGATAGATGACTGGATAAGCGAAGTAGGACAGGACGCAGAAAAGACAGCCATCTCTATCAACCGTCAAGTGGATGCTCCAGAAGACACACTACTTGAGAAAGGCATTGTTGGTCTTAACTACTTAGACTCTCGTATTCCTAGAGAAGACGTAGCTACCTTGTCTTCTGCTGTCGGTCAGGGCTTTAGAACTTCAGGCAAGATTCCTGAGACTATCGTTGAAAGAGCCACTAAGCATTTAACTGATGGCCCTCATATTAAAAATCAAAACTACAGATATGATTATCAAATTAAAGACCCGTCCGTAGATAAGAACATAGGTTATGTAGAGTCTATTGGGGTGTCAGGTGCAGGTGCGCCAGTAGTTAGGGCGCTTCACGGGAAAGCCACAGATACTTACTTAAGCTCTGTTAATAAATTAAATAAGATTGGTGGTAACAAAGCTGTATCTAAACTCCAAGGCAAAGACATGGTAGAGTTTATGCAAGTCTCCTCTACTTTAAACGGGGATGCGTATCAGCTAATGAAAAAGCTGGGGGTTGGCGGTCAGCCTAGTCAAATGTTAGATACTTTGTTGTTGGCTAGAGCAAAGTCAGCTAAAGGTTTAAAGATTTACAAAGGAGAACAGAAAGCTCTGGACTCTTTTAATAAACTGCTAAACACACGCGCAATAAAGATGGCTAGAGTTAGCGATGAAGCAGGGAATCCTGTTGGCGCGAGGAA